TAAGGGTCCGGTCCAGCCGGATTGGACCTTTTCTATGCCTCCTTAGCTCAGTCGGTAGAGCATGCGGCTGTTAACCGCAGGGTCGTTGGTTCGAGTCCAACAGGTGGCGCCAAAAGCGGCTTGCCGCCAAGAACTTGCCGGCAAGCCACTTTTTTCCGAACATAACGTGTGACGGTCTATGGGCCTTTAGCTCAGTTGGTTAGAGCAGCCGGCTCATAACCGGCCGGTCCACGGTTCGAGCCCGTGAAGGCCCACCAATACAGGGGTATAGCTCAGCAGGTAGAGCAGCGGTCTCCAAAACCGCGTGCCGAGGGTTCGATTCCTTCTGCCCCTGCCAGAGTATTACAGAGCAATCTGTTCTAATAAGTTTTGAGTTAAATGGCTCGGTAGTTCAGTTGGTTAGAACGCCGGCCTGTCACGCCGGAGGTCGAGGGTTCAAGTCCCTTCCGAGTCGCCATTTAATTACTCCAGCTGATTTCAGCTGTTTGTATAAGCCGCCGGGAATCTTCCGGGGCCATGGAAGTTCCAGGCCAGGCCTGTTCTAAATAGTTCCCCGCGAGGGGACAAATATGCTGCTATAGCTCAGTCGGTAGAGCGCATCCTTGGTAAGGATGAGGTCCCCAGTTCAAATCTGGGTAGCAGCTCCACAGAAACCCTTGAGCCGCAACGGCTTGAGGGTTTTTCTTTTTCTCTTGCCGTGGAGAAAATTCTGGCTTTAGCGTCCATTTAGCGCCCATTTTGACAAGGCGATACCGCAGAGCACAAAAGTAGCGGCCGGAGATCTATTCTCTGGCCGCTTTTTTCTTGTTCTCTAATTCCGCCGGATCGGCGGTTGCCTGACCTGCTACAATGTCGTTGAACCGATCAAAAGTCTGCATGGCCCTGGCCTGGGCAGAGGCGATAGCGTGAGCATAGATGTTGGCCGTGGTGGAGGTCTGAGCGTGGCCGAGCTGGCGGGATACCACCACCAGTGGGGTGCCGTCGGCGATCATCAGTGAGGCGTAGGTGTGCCGCAGACTATGGACAGTCACTTTTGGGAGCCCGTTGCGGGCCACGAAGGCGCTGAACCACTGCGTCACGCTGTCCGGAAAGATGGGCGCCCCCATATCAGTGGTGAACACCCGGCCGTCCTGATCCTCCCAGGCATCCCCCAGCTTCTCCCGCTGGGCATCCTGCCAGCGTTTATACTCCAGCAGTATCATCACCGCCGCAGTGGAGATAGGCAGCGGCCGGGCGGAGGAGTCCGTTTTTGGAGCGCCTACATAGACTCCCATCCCCGGTAAGTAGTTGGATGTCTGCCGGATGGTGATAGTGTGGGCGTCCAGATCCACATCCTGCCATCGGAGCCCCAGCAGCTCCGCCCGGCGCAGCCCGGAGAGCAAGTCAAAGGTGATGACCGCCCGCCAGCGGATGGGCTCCTCCTGCAGCAGCTCCAGGAGCCGCCGGGCGTCGGCCTCCTCCAGATAGGCAGCCTCCCGGCGGCCTAGGGCGGGCTTCTCTGCGGCATCCGCTGGATTGCTCTGAATATATCCCCATTTGACCGCCCGCGAGAGGATGGAGGATAGAGTACGGTGATAGGAGATCACACTGGCCGGGGCTATCGGCTCCCCGTGCGTTGTCACGGTGAATGCTTTGTTGAGAGATATATCCAGAACGGCCGCGATGGCGTCGGCGGAGTTTTTATTTACTGGCTTCCCCTCTATGGCCTGGTTGATGGTGGCCCGGCTGACACCGGCCTTGCGGGAGAAGGCGGACAGGGCGCCGCGCTGGGTACCGATCCGGGCCCGAAGGTCCAGCTTGCAGACGGCGGTGACGCGGTTCCGGACGCCGCTCTCCTGGAGGTTGCGGTAAAAGCTGTTGACATGAGCTGTGCGGAGATCACAGAGCCGGATGTGGCCCATGGCCTGGTTGATCCGAACCAGGTTCTCGGTGTAGGTGCGGACGGTCTTGGGCTTCAGGTAGAGCTGGGCGTACTCGGCCATGTACTTGGCCGAGAAGTCAGCGAAGCGGATATTGGCGTTGGCGGAGGCCCCGGTCTTGACCTGCTCCTCGAACAGCACGGCCCGCCGCTCCAACTCCTTTTTGATCTGCCGCTCTGTCATGCCTGGTTCCGGAACCCAGGTCATGTACTGCCGGATGCGCTTGCCGGTATAGTCATAGCCCTGGGAAACGGTGATCTTATAGCCCTTCCCCTGTTTTTGAATGGTCGCCATGGGTATTTTGCTCCTTTCGCTTGCCAATACTGCCCCGTCGTGGCAGAATGAAAGAGTAAAGTCAGCTCTATATAGAGTTGTGGATTGAAATTGGGCGAATGGTGTGGTATGCTGTCGGTGGCGCTGCTGGACAGTAGCGGTCAGCCCTTCTTGACGGAGGGCAGCTTCTTTGCCCTCCGATCTCACGAAAGGGGGGGGGCTGCCCAATGGTTACATATTCTGCCCTGATTCCCTCGTCCGGTATCGCGAGTACCGGGCGGGGGAGTTTTTATTTTAGGATGCGTTTGCCTTCTGATAGTAAGTATTCCAGCAAGACACGATGGAATCATTATCGAATGGAATAATTGGGTTTTCAGAATCCAGTGTCTCGATATTCAGATTTAAAATAACCGGATCTTCACCCTCTCCCCAATATGTACTAATGTCTGCATTAGCTGTCTCTCCGGTTGCAAGTTGTCCTGTATAAGAGTAGTATCCGCCTAACTCCATAGTCTCATATTCTTCTACATCATACATATCCTCATATTTATAGTATCCAATCCACTCAACGCTATATCCAACAGGGAAATATCCTAAGTTCTCTAAGTAAGTATCCATGTACTCCACAATAGATTGATAGTGTTCTTCAGTGGCCTGCTGACGGTCGATAGTGGCATATGGGGTCCCTCCGCCGCACGAAGATAGGGCCAAACATGACGCTACGCACAATGATAATGCCAGAGCATGCTTTTTCATTTCTCATTTCCCCCTTTTATTTATTCCGCCCTCCGGCGGTTGGGCACTAATTCAACATTATATTTCTCATGCGATATTCTGCTAGGTTTGTGGGAACACCCATGTAAAGCGCTACGTCATAGATTGACCTATCCAGAAACGGCTTTAATTCTTCGTCTGAGTAGACCATACAGACCGAAAATTGGTTGGCCTGTACCTCTAATTTGTTCACCGAAAAGAAGGTCGAGGCCCGAAGAAACGGTGTATTTGTGTCCGGGTGGAGTATGGAGTGTGCTAATTCGTGTCCGCAGGTAAACAACGCTTGTTGCCGCGCTAAATCCTGATTGATGTGGATAAACTTTTGACGCAAACTCTTACTGTAATACCCACGAATACTCCCGAGAGGTTCATATACAACAATAATGTTCCGCCGCTCCGCAATCTCAAACGGGTCTCTTGAATTGTATTTCTTGCAGATATTCTCTGCCAGACCCTTAATATCCACGTTATTCTCCTTCTTTACGATACTTTTTAGGAGTAAACTTCTGCTTTGCAATCCTCTTACTGATTTCCAGCTGGTTTCTAAGGCTCACTTCAAGGAGCTGTCTGGTTTCATCATCGATTGGCTCCCCGTCAAACATAAGCCCGTCCGTCGGTCCATTCAGATCGGCAATCATGGCCGACAACCGGCGTTCAATGTCGCGCTCGTCCTTCTCTGTAAGGTCGGGCGCTTTTTTTGTTTCTTCCCCGGTTAAAAGGTAATCAACGGAAACATTAAAGTACTCTGCAATTTTCATAAGCGTAGTTGTATCGAGCGATTTTTTTCTTCCATTTTTCAAGTCGGAAAGAACGCTGCGCCGGAATCCAAGCTCTCCACACAGAGCTCCGGGCGTAATTTTTTGTTCGTTACAAAGTGCATAAATGTTTTCGTACAAATTGTACATTTACACGTACCTCCATTTGTGCAAGCGGATGAAAGTACGTTAGAACATAAATATAGCTTGACTTGTACGTGAGAATGTACTAGAATACTCACATAGACGACCCGTCCAACGTACTTATCTTGTTTGGTGACGCTTTCATGATAGTACATTAAGACGTACTTGTCAACAATGAATATAAGGAAGGAGGTATTTTCGTGGATTCATGCAAATTCACGTCGTTTGGTTTGTGCGTAAAGACGGAGCTGCTAAAGCGTGGAAAGACACAGAAGTGGTTGGAGTCGGAAATCACAAACCGAACGGGGCTTTTTGCAGACAGTGGGTACATGGACAAAATTCTGAAGGGGAAGCGTAATGCCCCCAAGATTGTCCAGGCTATCTGCGATATTTTAGAGATCCAGAATTACAATCAAGATACCAGAGCAGAAGCCCGATAAACCGGACTATTCAAGAAAGGGGGTGAGGGAGGGGATGCAAGCAATCATTGCAAGCGGGAGCGCAGAAGAAATCGCCGCCCTTGCATTAGCGGTGCAAGAACGGCGAGCGGTCGATCCGGATATGCTTCGTTATCTGGCGGATCGTAAGGCCGCGATGGCGGCGGTTCAGAGCTGTTCGGGCTGACCTCCTTTGAACACATAGTCTTCTTTAATCTTTTTCATAAGCGCTTTGGAAAGATCGAGGTCGCCCCGGATGAACGTAAATTGTGCGGCGTTATCCGGATTCTTGAGGCAGGCTTCGCAGTAGACGCAGTATTTTTCAAGTGCACTATACAAAACTGCTTCTTCCAAAATTGTGAATTCCATAGACTCACCCCCTTTTTTTTAGTCCAGTGTATCACGGGGCGGAGATATGGACAAGTTTGGCCGTATTTTTTCAATAGGAGGTATCGCTATGTCAGACAAGCTTATCCCGCGCATGAGGACTGCGGCCAAGATTGTGGCCGAACTTAGGGCTATGGATCCCGGCTGCGAGGTCACGGAGTACTACATCCGCCAGCTGATCCGCGAGGGCGCCGTGCCCGTTGTATGGGCTGGCCACAAAGCCTTGGTCAATCTGGACGATGTGATCGATCTGCTCCAACAGGGGACGCAGAGGCCAGAGGAGGAGCCGGAGACCATAGGCGGAATCCGGCGGCTCAAGGCGATTTGACCGCATCAGGCCGTTACTGAACGCCCCGCTCACCACCACTACATCGATAAGGAGATCTGCGCTATGGATAACGCTGCCAGGTGGGAGAATCCCACCAAAATATCAGACCCGACCCTGTACCACTGGCGCTGTGAGCGCCGCTGGGCCGCGCGGGACCGCCGCCTGGATCGCCTGGTGCTGCGGTGCCTGGGCACCGCTGCCGGCCTGCTGGCCGCGGCGCTCTGCCTGGCCCTGCTGGCCGGTTGATCCCCGAACACACCCGCCTGATGATGGCCAGCTGGGGACTGGCCGAAACGCTCCATAGCAGGGGCGTCGCGGGAACCCGCCGGCTCCAGGGGAGATCGCCGCCCCGATGAGATATACCGCACCTGGATAACGAGACACAACCTATTCCCTGCTGGGCGCTCTGCGGAAGCACCCCATTACACACACCGGCTTCCGACTATTTATCCCCAACCAACCGCGGAGCGTCCAGCAGAGGGTAGGATACTCTCTTAACGCTGAAAGGAGTTGTTCACTATGGTTGAAATCAAGATCACCGGCGCTACGCCAACGGAAGCGCTGACCTCTCTGGCCGCGTTTGGCCTGCACTGCCAGGCGGACCCCTTGCTCGAAACCGCTGCCCGCCAGCTGCTGGCGTCCGGAGGGGGGAGCGCGGAGGCTGCCGCGCCCAATGCGCCCAAGTACCCGTCTGCCCCTGCCGCCCCCGCTGCCCCTATGGTACCTCCTGCGGTTCCTGCGCCGGTGCCGGCCCCGCCCCGCATGACGCCCATTCCCCCCACCGTACCGACTGCCCCGGCCGCTCCAGCTGCCCCAGCTCCTGCCCCTGTCCCCGTTGCCCCGGCAGTTCCTGGCCCGACTGCGGCCCCTGGTAGTATGCCCACCGCTGCCGCGCCGGCCCCCTCGTACACCCTGGAGCAGCTGTCCAAGGCCGGCGTGGATCTGACCGCCTCAGACCCCGCCAAAATGGGTGAGCTGCAGTCCCTGCTGGCCCAGTACGGTGTGCAGGCCATCACGCAGCTGCCCCCGGCTCAGTACGGTGCTTTTGCGACCGCTTTGAGAGGATTGGGGGCCCGGATCTGATGGATGCCCGTGTTACTTACTGCCTGGACGCGGCACAAAAAGGCTGCGTCTGCGTCCGGTGCGCCAGGGCAGCGGTGGAACCTGCCGGCTGCTGCGTCCGCCACCCCGATGTCTACTGCCCGCCCGGTCTCGTGCCGGGCGGGGTCAGGCAGAGCTGTCCGGACTTCGTGGCGGCCCCGAGGGGAGGTGACGGCCATGCCCCCCAGTGATCACGCCCTGCTTGGAGCCAGTAGCTCCAAACGCTGGCTGAACTGTCCGCCCTCTGCACGGCTGGGGGAGGGGCTCCCGGATACGCCCAGCGGCTACGCCGCCGCTGGCACCCTGGCCCACGCAATCGCTGAGCTGAAGGTGCGCAAGTATATCGAGCCCATGAGCACCCGGTCGTATAACAGCCAGATGAAGAAGCTGAAGGCGGACGAGCACTATGACAAGGGCATGGACGCCGCCACCGACGCCTACCTGGAGCACATTAAGGCTCTGGCCATGTCCTACGGCGCCGTCCAGCCCTTTATTGTGCTGGAGACGAAGGTGGACTTCAGCGACTATGTACCGGAAGGCTTTGGCACCGCCGACTGTATTGTGGCCGCACCTCCCAGGATGTGCGTAGTGGACTACAAAAACGGCGCCGGCGTGCTGGTGGAGGCGGAGAACAACGCCCAGATGATGCTCTACGCTCTGGGGGCGCTCAAGACCTATTACCCCATCTACGGGGACTCCATCCAGGAGATCCACCTATCCATCGTTCAGCCCAACGCCGGTGGGATCCGGGAGTGGAACACCACAGTGGAGGCCCTGCGGAAGTGGGGCGAGACGGTGGTGAAGCCGGCGGCGGCCCTGGCCTGGGAGGGCAAGGGGGACTTCGCCCCCGGAGACTGGTGCCGCTTCTGCAGGGCTCGCGCCCAGTGCAGCGCCCGCGCCAGGCAGATGCTGGAGCTGAGCGAGGCCCCCGTAGCCGGACAGCCCTTTGATGGCGCGCTCTATACTGACGAGCAGCTGGGCGGCATTCTCACCCGCGGCCGGGCCCTGGCGGCCTGGATCAAGGATGTGGAGACCTATGCCCTGTCCGCCGCCCTCTCCGGACGGCAGATCGGCGGCTATAAGGTGGTGGAGGGCCGGGGCTCCAGGGACTGGGCCGGCGGCGCTGACGCTGCCTTCGCTCAGCTGCAGAGCCGCGGAGTTGCCGAGGCGATGCTGTACGAGCGCAAGCCGGTGTCCGTGGCCGCCCTGGAGAAATCCATGGGCAAAAAGGAATTCGCGGACACCGCCGGAGACCTGGTCATCAAGCAGCCGGGTAAGCCCGCCCTCGTCCCGGAGAGCGACCCCCGCAAGCCCTATACGCCCGCAGAGGCGGCTTTTGAGGCGGTGACACCGGATGGCTGAAACCGTATACACTCTGGATGGAAAGCTGCATACCCTGCTGGGAAGCTGCACCATCGGAGAGATCGTCCGTGAGTACGCGGGCGAAGATGCTGCCAGGCTGGTCGAGGAACTCGCCGGGCAAAATGCCCGCGCCGAGGCCGATGTTGAAACAGATCTCCTCAGCTATGAGCGGGATCTCGACCATTGGCACCGCATGGCCCAGGATTGGGCAGGCGAACTGGAGGCCATCGCCAAAAAGTTCGACAGCGACAAAGTGCTCTGCAGGGCAGACGCCGCCAAGCGCATCCGTCTGCTCAAGAAGCAAATTGAATCCGAATTATGAGAAGGAGGCCATATCATTATGCCGATCACGATCACTGGAGTTCGTTTTTCCTACTGCAATTTGTTCCAGCCCCGCCCCCCGTTCAATAATCCGAACGGAGAGCCCAAGTTCAGCTGCACCGTCCTGGTTCCCAAGAGCAACACGGCCGCCAAGGCCGCTATCGACCAGGCGGTGGCCCAGGCCATCGAGGCGGGCGTCCCCACCAAGTGGGGCGGTGTACGTCCGCCCCAGCCAGCTATCTGCGTCCACGATGGCGATGGCCCCCGGCCCAGCGACGGCTCCGCCTTCGGTGAGGAGTGCCGGGGCTGCTGGGCGTTCACCGCTTCCAGCAAGCAGGCTCCCTTTGTGGTGGACGCCCAGGTGCAGCCCATCATCGACCCCACCCAGGTCTACAGCGGTATGTGGGGCAATGTCAATGTCAACTTCTTCGCCTATAACAGCGCGGGCAAGAAAGGCATCGGCTGCGGACTGAACGGCGTCCAGAAGACCGCCGACGGAGAGCCGCTGAGCAGCCACATCACCGCCCAGGACGCTTTCCAGGCGGTGGCTCCCGCTGCCGCCGCGCCCAGCTACCCCGCAGCTCCGGCGGCGCCCACTGCCCACGTTTATCCTGGTTACCCCGCGGTCAACCCCATCACCGGGCAGCCCTGGTAAGAGGTGCGATCCATGGACGCTGTACGGCACCTGTCCATCGACATTGAGACCTACAGCGATGTGGACCTGGGTAAGGCCGGGCTCTATGCGTATGCCCAGAGCCCGGCCTTTTCCATCCTCCTATTCGCATACAGTCTCGATGACAGCCCTGTCCAGGTGGTAGACCTGGCGCAGGGAGAGCGGATCCCACAGCCAGTTATGGTGCGGCTGTTTGACCCCGCCACGATCAAACACGCCTACAACGCCAGCTTTGAGTGGTACTGCCTGAGCCGCCATTTTCGGCTTCAAGAGAACCGCAGTTATCCGCCGGAAGCATGGCTCCCACAGTGGCGGTGCACCATGCTCCATGGGATGTATGCCGGATACCCAGCCGGGCTGGAGGCCATCGGCAAGGCACTGGGCCTCCCGGAGGAGCGCCAGAAGCTTTCTACCGGCCGGGCGCTGATCCGATACTTCTGCGCGCCCTGCACGCCCACCAAGACCAACGGCGGGCGTACCTACAACCTTCCCCATCACGACCCCGCCAAGTGGGAGCTGTTCAAGACCTACAACGCCCAGGACGTGGTGACGGAGATGGAGGTGGAGCGCCGGCTCTCCAATTTTCGGGTGCCTGACCAGGTACAGGCCCAATGGGTCACAGATCAAGCCATCAACCTCCGGGGGGTGGCAGTAGACCTGCGGCTGGTGGAAGGGGCCCTGGAGCTGGATGCCGCCGCCCGCTCCCAGTACCTTCAGGAGGCGGTGGAGCTCTCCGGGCTGGACAACCCCAACAGCGTGGCCCAGCTGACCCACTGGCTGCAGAAGGAGACGGGCGAGGAGATCCATGACCTGAGGAAAGCCACGGTCAGCAATCTGCTGGCCAAGGATCTGCCCAGCGATTCCGCCCGGCGTATGCTGGAGATCCGCCAGGAACTGGGCAAGACCAGCAACAAAAAGTATGCTGCCCTGCGGACCGCCGTCTGCGCGGACGGCCGGGTACGGGGACTGCTCCAATTCTATGGGGCTTCCCGGACTGGACGCTGGGCCGGACGGATCGTTCAGCCCCAGAATCTGCCTCGTACCTATATTGATGGGGCGCTGCTGCCCCTGGCCCGCGATCTGGTCAAGGGGCGGCAGATGGATGCTTTGAAAGTTGTGTTCGGATCCGTGCCGGATACCCTGTCCCAACTGATCCGCACCGCTTTTGTCGCCGCGCCTGGCTGTACCTTGGTGGACGCTGATTTCAGCGCCATCGAGGCCCGCGTGATCGCCTGGCTGGCCGGCGAGGAGTGGGTGCTGGAGGTATTCCGTACCCACGGGAAGATCTACGAGGCCACGGCCTCCCAGATGTTCGGGATCCCACTGGAGCGGATCAAGAAGGGCAGTCCTGAATACAGCTACCGCCAGAAAGGCAAGGTGGCCACACTGGCCCTGGGTTACCAGGGTGGCTCCGGTTCTCTGATCAGCATGGGCGCTCTGGACAATGGGCTGACAGAGGAGGAACTCCCCGACATCGTTTCCCGGTGGCGCAGTGCCAACCCCGCCATTGTCCAGTTCTGGTACACTGTGGAGGCCGCTGCCAAGGAAGCGGTCAACAGCGGCCGGCGCATCGAGATCCACGGCGGCCGCCTGGCCTTTGCCAGAGAGTGCGATCCTGCCAACGGCCTGGACGCTTTGACCATCCAGCTCCCCAGCGGCCGGAAGCTCTACTATACGCATCCGCACATGGGCACCAACCGCTTCGGCCAGGCGGCCCTATGCTACTACGGCCAGGATCAGACCACAAAGAAGTGGAAGTCCCTGGAGACCTACGGAGGTAAGCTGGCCGAAAATATCACCCAGGCCGTAGCGCGGGATGTGCTGGCCGAGGCGATCGAACGCCTGGAGGCAGCCGGATACCGCGTGGTGTTCCACATCCACGATGAAGTGGTCGTTGAGGCTCTGGGCGGCACGGAGCAGGATCTGGAGCGGGTGGTCGAGATCATGAGCCAGGTGCCCGCCTGGGCCGATGGCCTACCGCTTACCGCTGACGGGTGGGTGAATCCCTTTTTCAAGAAAGACTGATCGCGATGGCGAAGGAGAGGTGATACCAAATGACCGCCCCCCCAAAAAAAAGCAGTGTGATCACCTGTACAACTTGCTGCCAGGACTGTATTTATTCTGGCCACGCTGACGGCCGCACCGTCTGCCTCTACATTCTCCATACCCACCATCGGCGCCCATGTCCGGCGGGGGCGGACTGCACAGTGAGAGAAACCGTTGAACAGAGAACGGACGAAAGAAGGAGTTTTGCAGTGAAGAGAACGAAATGGGATACCGTACGGGCGCGCCAGCTCCTGGATGAGGGGCGGGACGCGGTCGCGGTGGCCGGCGCCGTTGGGGTATCCGTAAACACGCTCCGGTCCTGGATGCGCCGCCAAAATTTGAAAGCCGCCAAGAAGACAGACACCGAGCCGGCGCCCAGCGCAGATCAGCAGGAACACGATCCGGACGGTGCTCCAGCTGGATCGGAGCCGACCCGTGCAGTAGAACCGGAGAGCCAAAGCGCCAAGGCCGACGCGGGAAAACTTCGGCCGACTCTGGTGCCGACCAGCCTGATCCGGGCGGTGGCCACTGTCCGGGAATATGGCTGCTATAAATATCACGATCCGGAGAACTGGCGAAAAGTAGACCCGCAGCGATACCGCGATGCCCTATACCGGCACCTGCTGGCCTATCTGGATGATCCTGAGGGAGTGGACGAAGAAAGCGGCCTGCCGCACCTCTGGCACCTGGCCTGTAACGCGGCTTTTCTGATTGAATTGGCAGAATAAAACCACCAACCACTATGAAAGAAGGTAATTGCTTATGTTTGCCCCACAGTTTGATGTAAAAGTATCCCTCTATTTTCGAGTCCATGATTCGGCCCTGTATGGAGGACCCGGATCGGAAGGTTATGCGGAGTATTCTATGTATGTAAATCCATCTGGCACCACCAAGCTGGAGGATCTGACTGGCCCCTACGCAGACAAAATCAGGGCAGAGATGGCGGATTTTTGCGGTGTATCTCCAGAGCAGGTGGGGTATATCACCCGTGAGGTATACGAGCAGGAGACCGAGGAGGATGATGACGATGGCGAACTGTAAGATCTGCGGCAAGCCTGTCCGGTGCGCCAATGTCTTCCACTCCGCCTGCTGGGAGACAGCAGCAGGAAAGGCCATCCAGACCTTCTGCGACGACTACTGCCGCTGGCCGCGGGAGTGTGCCAATGAGACAGAACTGGAGGGGCAGCACTGTGACAGCTGCGCGCTGGTGAAGGTGCTGAATCTTGGACTGTAAGGGAGGGAATGAAGAAATGCATAAAATCAGAACCGTGCGCTGTGCGAACTACACGGCCAACCTTGGTGAGACCTTCCGATTTGCCCTCCTCCGGAATGATGGCCGCCCGCGGTTGTTGGTCCAGACAGGGACAGTGCAGCGGATCCACCGGGCTGGAGGAAAAATGGCCATTGATATGCGCATTCCGGCGCTGAACTGCACACACAGCTACTTTGCTTCGGAGATCTATTACCGGGGCCTGCCGGAGGAGGACAAATTCCATGCATGTGATCTATAAAGCGCCTGAGTGTCCGCCGGAGCCGCGGGACATCCCCAACACCCTGGAGGAGCTGCAGGCCACTGTGGGCGGATATATTGAGACAGTCACCCTGGCCGCAGACGCGGCCATCATCTGCAACGAGGAGGGACGGCTCCTGGGGCTCCCGTACAACTGCCGCTTCTTGGGCGTCGATTTTGTAGGGCCGATCCTGGTGGTCGGCGTAGCAGGAGAGGAATTTACCGACCTAGGCCCAGCGGCTATGGGTATGCTGCTGCACGGTTTGGGCGTTGTTCACTGCGTCGGTGAAGCAGAGAGGCTTTGACTATAATGAATCACCGCCGTACAGCCTGCCGGGATTGGCGCTTATCCCTATCCCGGCGGGCCTACGGCCCATATGCCCATCAGCGGTCGCGTGAGGCCGCCCAGGGCCAGAATGCTGCCGCTTAGGAGGCACAACAACTATGATAAATGACAGACTGATCACTATTACTGTAGGAGCCAATCGCCGGGCCACCCAGTGGCGCCAGCAGACCATGCTCATCTCAGAGCTGTATGAGAAGCTGCGCCTGCCGGCCCGGAGCACAGAGACCATGGCCCAGTACCTGGCGCTCTCCAAGGGCCAGCAGGACGATCTGAAGGATGTAGGCGGCTTTGTAGCCGGCACCCTGAACGGCCCCCGCCGCAAGGCCAGCGCGGTCACTGGGCGGGATGTGCTGACTCTGGATCTGGACAACATCCCGACAGGGGATACAGAGGCCGTGTGCGCCAGGGTGGCGGCGCTGGGGTATGGATACTGTATCTACTCCACCCGTAAGCACCGCCCGGACGCCCCCAGGCTGCGTGTGCTGCTCCCCCTGGACCGCACCTGCACCGCCGACGAGTATGAGCCCATCGCGCGCAGAGTGGCCTGGTACATCGACCCGGCCATGGCGCTGTTTGACCCGACAACTTTTGAACCCAGCCGGCTGATGTACTGGCCCAGCTGCTGCGCGGATGGGCAGTATGTCTACTACTGGGACGACAAGCCGCCGCTGTCCGCAGACCGCCTGCTGGGGGAGTACGCCGACTGGCGCGATACTGCCTCCTGGCCGGCTGTACCAGGGGCTGTGAGCCCCGCCAAGCTGGCGGCCAAGCAGGGGGATCCCCTGACCAAACATGGCATTGTGGGGGCGTTCTGCCGCACCTATGACATCGAGGGCGCTATGGGCACCTTCCTCCCCGGCATCTATGCGCCGGCGGACATACCGGGCCGCTACACCTATACCGGCGGATCCACCACCGGCGGCGCGGTGCTCTACGACAACGGCAAATTCCTATTCAGCCACCACGCCACAGATCCCTGCGGCGGGAAGCTGGTCAACTCCTTTGACCTGGTTCGCCTACACCGATTTGGGGATAAGGACGATGAGGCCCAGCCCGGTACCCCCACCAACCGGCTGCCCAGCTACATGGCCATGTGCGAGTTGGCTGTCCAGGATCAGCAGGTCTCCGGCTTGTTGCTGGACGAGCGTTGGAAGAACGCCCAGGAGGCCTTTGGCCCGGTTGCGGCTCCGGATCCGGCGGATGATGGCAGCTGGAGGCGGCCTCCGATCATGGAGGTGGACGCCCAGGGAAAACCTGTCAAGTCCATGAAGAACCTGCGCACGGTGCTGGAAAATGACCCAAAGCTGAAGGGGAAGCTGCAGCTGAATTTGTTCTCCGGCCGCATTGATGTGACAGGGACGCTGCCCTGGAGCCGGCCGGGAAATGCTCAGACTTTTGGAGACGAAGACGCGGCCCAGCTCCGTATCTATCTGGAACCCTTCTTTGGCAAGATGGCCAAAAATGATGTTCTGGACGCTGTGGCCGCCTGCGCCAGTGATCAGGCGTATCATCCGGTTCGGGACTACCTGAACAGTCTCCAATGGGATGGAACACCCCGTCTGGATATGCTGCTTGTGGACTACATGGGTGCTGAAAATACTCCGTACATCCAGGCGGTGACCCGGAAATCCTTCACTGCGGCCGTGGCACGCGTTATGACGCCCGGCTGTAAGTATGATACCATGCTGGTGCTGATCGGGGGCCAGGGACGGTATAAGTCCACGCTGTTCAGGGTGATGGGCAGCTCTTGGTTCAGTGATAGCCTGCGCACCTTTGGCGACAAGGACTCCATGGAGACCATTCAGGGAACCTGGATCAACGAGGTGGCGGAGATGCAGGCGCTGGCCAAGTCGGAGATCAACGCGGTGAAAATGTTCCTGTCCAAAAGCAACGACTACTACCGGGCGGCTTATGGGCGATACACCGCGGACCGGCCCCGGCAGTGTGTTTTCTTCGGTACCTCGAACACCAAAGAGTGCCTGACCGATACGACCGGAAACCGCCGGTTCTGGCCAGTGGACATAGACCAGCAGGCACGGACAAAAGATGTCCGGTCTGAGCTGGCGATAGAGCGGGATCAGCTTTGGGCCGAGGCTGTGACGCGCTGGCGGCTGGGTGAAGCGCTGTATCTGCCCCAAACGCTGGAGACAGAGGCCCTGGCAGCGCAGGAAGCCCATCGGGAGCGGCATCCTTGGGAGGGCATTATCGCGGACTTTTTGGAGGAAGAGATCCCCGTGGACTGGCCGAAGTGGGATATTACCAAGCGGCAGATGTGGCGGGCCGGTGGGATGAAGTACACGGGCCCGACGGCGCCCAGGAGCCGGGTGTGCGCCGCGGAGATCTGGTGCGAGGCCCTGGGGAAGCCGAAGGGAGATATGCGTCAGCGGGAGGCGCGGGAGATCAACGGCCTGCTGGCACGGACGCCCGGATGGATGCGTATCGGTGTGGCAAAGGCCGGGAAACCGTATGGAAATCAGGGGTGCTACAGCCGGGTGCCAGAGGATTAAAAGTGGTAAAAGGATTTCCGAATGGTAAAAGTTTGAGAGTAAATGGATAAAACTAGAACAGAAAAAGTTTTACTCTTAGTTTTACCCCCTAAACCATTGGGCCGCAAGGCTTTCAGAAAAAAGTAAAAGAGTAAATAGTTTCATTATAGATAATTAAAATAGAGGCATTAGAGGAGCACATATACGCCTACACGCCTAATGCACACGCGCATATAGGAAAAACCGTTACTCTTTTACCCCTGCAAAAGGAGGACATAACGATGAAAAAGGCAACGGAATATTTGTGGGCTGGTCTGGAGCTGGGGCGCTTTGCTGTGGTAGCCATCTGGCCACAAAATGCGTGGGACGCTGTGGTGCTGATGCACAGCCGCAAGATCGGAGATCCCCTGCCCTGGTGCTTGGAGTACCGGGGCAGCGGGTACTACTTCGGAACCGCTGGGGAGGCCATGAATTACTGCGAGCGCCGCGGCTTCAAGATGGGGGCCGTGTTGTGAAAGAGTCAGAGTTGGAGCAGCGCCTTGTTCGAGGGGTGAGCCGGCTGGGCGGCCGGGCGTACAAATTCGTCAGCCCCGGCAATGTCGGTGTGCCGGACCGCCTGGTGATCCTGCCCGGTGGACAGATCCTTTTCGCGGAGCTGAAGGCCGACACTGGCCGGCTGAGCAAGATGCAGCGGTACCAGATCTCCCAGCTGCACCGGCTAGGGGCGGTAGTACAGGAAGTGAGGGGCGAAGCAGGGGTGCAGAGTTTCCTTCTGCTGTGCCAGGAGTACATGAGAGAGGCGGATATTCCGTGATTTTTGAACCGCATAACTATCAGCGATATGCCATTGACCGGATCGTTTCTGACCCATACCTGGGCCTCTTCCTGGATATGGGGCTTGGAAAGACGGTGATCACCCTGACGGCCATCAACGAGCTGCGATACCACCGCTGGGCGGTGGTCCGGTGCCTGGTGGTGGCGCCGAAGAAGGTGGCCGAAGCCACCTGGGCGGCGGAGGCGGCCAAGTGGGAGCACCTGCAGCACCTGCGGATCGTCCCGGTACTGGGCAGCGCCGCGAAGCGGCTGCGGGCCCTGAACACGCCGGGGGACATTTGGGTGATCAACCGGGAGAATATCCCCTGGCTGGTGGACTATTACCGCAACGCCTGGCCCTTTGACATGGTGGTGCTGGATGAGTCCTCCAGCTTTAAGAATTCGCAGTCTAAGCGCTTCAAAGCCCTGAAGCTGGTGCGGCCGCGGATCAGCCGCCTGGTGGAGCTGACCGGCACGCCGGCGCCCAACGGCCTGGAGGATCTGTGGGCGCAGATCTATCTGCTGGATGGCGGGGCCCGGCTTGGGCGGACAGTCTCCAGCTACCGGGAGGCCTTTTTTACCGAGGATCGGGCCTATCCAGGACAGCAATACCGCACATACAGCCCACAGGCGGGGGCGGACGGCAGGATCCGCGAGGCCATTTCCGACATCTGCGTCAGCATGAAGGCCGAGGACTATCTGACGCTGCCGGACTACATCGAGGACATCGTTCCGGTGTCCCTGGACGACAAGGCCAAAAAGGCCTACCAGGAGCTGGAGCGGGATATGCTGCTGCAGGTGGATGATCAAACGGTCACTGCCGGGACCGCGGCTGTGCTGAACGGGAAGCTGCTGCAGCTGTGCAGCGGCGCTGTCTATGACGGAAACGGCGTAGCGGCCGAGGTGCATAACTGCAAGATCGAAGCCTTTCTGGAGGTCGTGGAGCAGCTGCATGGGGAGCACGCACTGGTGTTTTACTGGTTCCAGCATGAGCGTGACCGCCTGCTGGCCGCGTTGGAGAAGTCCGGCCTACGGGTGCGGGTGTACCAGGGGGCCGCCGATGAGCAGGTATGGAACGCGGGAGAGGTGGATCTGCTGCTGGCCCACCCGGCGTCCTGCGGGTACGGGCTGAACCTTCAGGCCGGGGGACACCACATCATCTGGTACGGGTATCCCAACTGGGCGCTGGAGATCTACCAGCAGGCCAATAAGCGCCTGCACCGGCAGGGGCAGCAGTACCCGGTCATCGCCCACCACCTGGTGGTCCAGGGCGGCATGGACGAGGCCGTGGTGGCGGCGCTGCATGACAAGGGGGACTGCCAGGAGGCGCTGATGCAGGCGCTGAAGGCCAGGATCCGGCACGTGCAAAAAATGATGTAGGATCCGGCACGTGCAAAAAATGAAAACTTGACAAAAGCTGTGGATTCAGTTATGCTGATGGTACTACGTAAGGCGCCCTGTACCGTCCAGAGACGCGTTGGGCCCGAGCCGATTTATTCCATTCACGCATAAGGGGATCTTATGCGCGGATGGGGTAAATCGGCTTTTTTTGTTCCGCAAAGCGCCAGCTTATGCGTGGGGGGAAGCGGAACCGTAGGCAATATCCGGCTCCGTGGCGAAAAACGGGCCCTCCTGACCAATGCCGCCCCGATCCGCACAAGGGGCGGCAGATATGCCGCAGGTGAGAACCAGCCCAAGATACGGGCCGGAGGGTCGCGCCCTCCATGCGGCGTCCCAAACAGGCCCCCGGAAAGCCTGGCCAAACCCGGAGCATACCCCGCAAGGGGTATATACGTCGCTCCTGTCCGCGTGAGGGCGGCGGCGACACCAGATTTATGCCAAAGGTGGTGAGTCCATTGTGGCGAAAGGCAAGTACCAGGAATGGCTGGAACCGGAGGGGCTCCTGCTCTTGGAGGGCTGGGCCCGAGACGGGCTGACCGATGAACAGCTTGCAGAAAAGATAGGGGTCTCCACATCCACGCTGTATGACTGGAAAGCAAAGTATTCGGAGATTTCGGAGGCCCTAAAAAAGGGCAAAGAGGTCGTAGACATCCAGGTGGAAAACGCTCTCCTAAAGCGGGCTCTGGGCTATGAGTACACAGAGGAGCGTATCGAGGTTAGTGAAAAAGACGGGCGAAAGGTCATCCAGACCGTTAAGACAGTGCTTCCGGATACCACGGCGCAGATCTTCTGGCTGAAAAATCGGGTCCCCGCAAAGTGGAGGGATAAACCGCCTGAACAGGTGGCTGGCGGGGCTGGCGCTGAGGACGATCCCATCACCAAGGCGCTGAAGGAGAACTATGGACGGACTGTCTGAAAAGCAAAACCGGATCATGGACTTTCCGTACATGGGCTACGACGCGCTGATCTGCGATGGTGCGGTCCGGTCTGGAAAGACCTCCATCATGTCTTTGTCTTTCCTTCTCTGGGCTATGGGGAACTTTCGCGACCGGTCTTTTGCACTCTGCGGGAAGTCCGTAGGCGCAGTGGAGCGGAACATTGTGACACCGCTGCTATCCATCGCATATCTGCGGCAGAACTTTGATATTCGCTACAACCGGGGCGGCCACATGATCATCGTACGGCGCGGTCCCAGGGAAAACCGGTTCTACCTGTTCGGCGGTAAGGACGAGAGCTCGTATACACTGATCCAGGGCATAACCTTGGCGGGCGTGCTGTTCGACGAGGTAGCCCTGATGCCCCGATCCTTCGTCAATCAGGCGATGGCCCGGTGTAGTGTGGAGGGATCAAAGCTCTGGTTTAACTGCAACCCCGATAACCCGCTGCACTGGTTCCGGCAGGAGTGGATCCTGAAGGCCCCTGAGCGGAATGCGCTCCACCTCCATTTTCTGATGGACGATAACCCAAGTCTGAGCGAGGATAAAAAAGCCCAGTACAGATCCATGTTTTCCGGCGTATTTTATCAGCGCTATATCCTGGGCCAGTGGGTCATGGGCGAAGGACTCATTTACGATATGTTCGACCAGACTCAGAATACTTACCGGGAGATGCCGGCTGCCGTGAAGCACAACGCGCAGCGGTTCATTGCCTGTGACTACGGGACCACAAACCCATGTGTATTCCTGGATGTCTATGATGACGGCGAGCACATTCGGGTGGAGCGGGAGTACCGATGGGACAGCCGCAAGGAGCGCCGGCAGAAGGCCGATCAGGAATACGCCGATGACTTTATGACATTCATGGGGGATGACTGGTGCACGGTGCTGGTGGACCCCTCCGCCGCCTCATTCATCACAGCTCTGCGGCAGCGCGGCGTATATGTCCGGGAGGCGGATAACACGGTGTTGGATGGGATCCGGCGCACCGGGGCTCTATTTGCCCAGCGTGTCCTGCTGATCAGCGAGATCAACTGCATGGGGCTGATCGGTGAGCTGGGCTCCTATATGTGGGATGATAAGGCCGCCCAGCGCGGTGAGGAGAAGCCGGTCAAGCAGCAGGACCATGGGCCGGACGCACTGCGCTATTTTGTGAATGATCTCCCTGACTGGAGGTTTGAAGGTGTCCAGACGACATAAAAGCCGCCCAGCGGCAGAACAATCGAATATTGAAGCGGCCAGCGTCCTGGACGCGTTTTCCAATTCCCTGTTTCGCCTGGGCTGGGGAAGCCAGTCCCCACTGGAGGCCACGGAGTACCCACTGACCCGGATGACCGACAACTACGTGCTGCTGAACTCGCTGTATCGGGATAACTGGGTGGTGCAGAACGTGGTTGGTCTGATGGTGGATGACATACTTCGGGAGTGGTACAAGCCCAAGGGAAATATCACGCCCGAGATGCAGGGTGAACTGGAGCGTCTGGAGCGGCAAACCCGGCTCCGGTCTCGCATCAACGAGGGCCTGCGCTGGGGGCGCCTGTATGGGGGCGCAGCCGGACTGATCATGGTCAAGGGGCAGGAGGACCTGTCCAAACCGCTGGATCTGGACCTGGTGTTCCCAGGGAGCTTTGAGGGCCTGTACATCCTGGACCGCTGGCAGGGCATAACCCCAAACCTGTCTCTTGTGTTCGAGGGCGGCGAGGAGGTCCCGGAGAGCTACTCCATCACGGACGGACAGGGTCGTACGGTCGCCACGGTCCACAATTCCCGGGTGGTGCGATTCACCGGGCGGGATCTTCCCCGCATCGAGCGGCAGGCAGAGCTCTACTGGGGCGAGTCCGAGGTGGAAGCCCTGTACAAGGAAGTGGTGGCCCACGACAATGTGAGCGCCAACATGGCCGCTCTGACCTTCCAGGCCAATGTGAACACCATGGAGATCAAGGGGCTGGAGCAGCTCTTTTCCATTGGGTCCGGCCAGGCGCAGCAGCGCTTCTGGAACGTCATGCAGGCTCAGAGCGTGCTCCGCTCCAACTTCGGGACTCAGCTGGTGGAGCAGGGCACAAAGCTGACCAATACCCAGTACCACTTCAACGGCCTGAAAGAGGTCTATGAGTCCATGTGCCTGAACCTGTGCGGAGCTTCCCACTACCCCATGACCAAGCTGTTCGGCCGCTCCCCCGCCGGGATGAACGCCACAGGTGAAAGCGACCTGAAGAACTACTACGACTACGTAGACAGCCAGCGGGAGGCGAAGTTCCGACCGGCCCTGCAAAAACTCCTCCCGGTGCTGTGCATGAGTGCTTGGGGCTTTGTACCAGACGATCTGGACTTCACCTTCCCGCCGCTCTGGACCCCCACGGCCAAGGAGGTGGCGGAGATCGCCAAGGGCAAGAGCGAGGCTATCACCGCGGCCTATACGAACGGCCTTATGAACGTGGGCACCGCCCAGAAGGAGCTGCGGAAGCTGGAGGGCGAGACCGGTATGTTCGGCAGTATCACCGATGAGGAGATCGCGGCCAACTCCGGAAAGACGTATGCTGATGTAACAAGTTTGCATGACCCGCTACTCGGGTATGGCCTTGGGGGTCTGAGCAGGGAGGAAATCGGTTCTTTTGAGGGAACTGCCCAAGACACAGTGGTCTTTGACTATAATCCCTATCGGGACCTAAAAACTGGGCGCTATACGAATGGGCCGAAGAAAACCTCGACGGCAAAGAGCAGGCGTGATAAAATAGGAATGAGTAACACCGAACGCCTCCGGGTGAGTAGCGGTATTTTGACAGACCATCCCAATTTGCAGCCAGGAGAAATATCGGACTATTTCTTTGACAGGTATTATTATCAGTTCGCCGTAAGGGGGCCTGGAAGTTACCATTTCACTGCGCGAATACCCATCGTCGGAAATGAGGCTTACATTGAATTGATCAGAGGGAAGCGGTGATAGCGTGAAAAATGGATTGACGAAGTTGCAGCAGATGCTCGTGGATAGGTATGTAAAAAATGAATCTGTGAGTAAGCAGGACAGCATGATTTTGCTTTCCGTCGGCATGGGTGCGAGGGAGTTCGGCTTTGAGAAAGAAATTATGGAATATCTCCACTCTCACCCATATGCCACATTGCAGGAACTGGACGATTTTGCCGCACCGTTTTTCCCTGAAATTGTAATTGAGGGCGACTAAATGCCTAGTCTGAACCGGGCGCCCAATGAGCGGGAGCTGCAAAAGCTCATCTCCATTTTCCTGCAGGCCGAAACCGACATCATCAACGAGATCGGGCGGCTTCGGTCGGAGGGGCTGGTGGACTATCACGCTGTAGCGGCATTGGAAAGAGTTCAAGCAATATTGAGAAAAATGGAAAATGACGCTTGGACTTATTTGCGGCCGATGATCGAGAAAATGTTCTATGTACGGGTCCCGGAGGCCCGGCGCATCGAGGGCGAGACGGCGGAGAAGCACCGGAGGGGCTATCTGAACGCGTCGGTTTTATCCGGTGAGCAGCACGCCATTGTGGACCAGCTGGTGTCCTCCCTGATGGGGGAGATCACAGACGCATCGATCACCGCCCTGGCGAATGTTCAGAGCGCCCTCATTGGCCGGGTGGAGCCGGACGTATACCGTCGTGTGGGCCTGGAGCAGGTGGCTCTGCAGCAGGCCACGGGGCGGGGGGCGTACAAAATCCTTCCGGAATTCGTCCGGGCGCTGCGCCGGGAGGGCGTGACTGCCTTTGTGGACAAAGCTGGACGGCACTGGTCCTTACACACCTACTGCGCTATGGTGTCCCGGACCACATCCAGACAGGCCGAAGTGCTGGCCGTGCTGACGGCGGACCCGGGGCAGGACCTTTACCGGATCAGCAGCCACGGCACCACCTGCGCCATCTGCGCCCCCTTTGAGGGCCGGGTGTACTCCAAGAGCGGAACCAACCCGGATTATCCGCCCCTGGCGGCGGCGTTTGGGAAGCAGGACCCGGCGGGGCCGAACACGCTGGCCAATACCTGGCTGAATCTGCACCCAAATTGCCTCCATGCAATCTACCCATACAGCGAAGCGGGCCGCACGGAGGAGGAGATCCAAAAAATCAAGGACTTTTCCGACCCAAAGAAGAACCCATTTACCAGAGATCCGAGGACGGAGAAGCAGATCAAGGCATACCGGGCCAAAGAAACCGCCCGGCGGCGCTGGCTCTCCGATTACCGCCAATGGGAGTCTTACCGGATGACCTTAGGCGACCCCATCCCCAAGACATTCGCCACCTGGCAGAAGCACAAGGCGGCGGACGATGAGGAATATATGAAGTGGCAGAAGCTATACAGGGAGGCAAACCGTGAATCTATCGCCTGATGCACAAAAGGTTATAGAAAAGGCCGCTGGCCGTGGGAACGATGTGGAGATCCGTAAAAAGGGGGAAGGATACATCGTTCTGGAGGTCGTAAAGAAAATCATATACCGTTCCCCCGGCTGATTGGGGCCGGGGAAGGGCCATTGGGGTCAGCTACCGAGAATTTCTCGGTGGTTGGCTCTTTTTTATTTGCCAAAAAGAGGTGACACGCATGGATGGCAACGCGGAATACATCGATCTGCTCGAGCGTTCCCTGGCCGGGGAGACGGAGACGGTGCGGCTCTATCTGGCCTGTATGGCTGTTGCGCCCCCGGAGCATATCCCCAGGCTGTTGGAGATCCAGGCGGACGAAACAGATCATCAGGCCATCATCGCAGATCTGCTCCTGGAGTCAGTAGCCGGCCAGAGCGCCGACCAGGAAGAATTGGTCGGGGCCCCCGTCGGAGCCCAGCGCAGCGGGTCCGGCGGGGAGAGGACGAGCAAGGGAGCGGTGCGGGATCTGGCCGCAGGCTGGGGCGAGGCGGAGCGAACTTTGCGAGGACGAGTCCCGGGGGTGGAATAATGGCGGTCATATACTACGGCTCCCACCTCTCGGAGCACCTGGTGAAAACGCCGGAGGGGTACCTCATCTGCTACGCCGTCCCCATCAACCGCACTGGGCCCCAGGCGTATGGAGCGGGAGAACTGGGACTGGGCGGAGATCCAGATCGCCCCGTCACGGTGTACCGCCTGGAGGAGGATGTCTTCTCACCCGCCGCCCTGGCCAGCTTTGAAGGGAAGGACGTTACCCGCGGCCACCCTCCCGAAATGCTGAATGCAGAGAACCAGGCGGGATACTCCAAAGGCCATCTGGAGAACGTGCGCCGGGAAGGCGAGAACACGGTGGCCGACCTGGTCATCAAAGACCCGTCTCTGGTGTCCGACGTAGAAAACGGAGTGCTGCGAGAGGTGTCCTGCGGCTACAACTGCAACTTTGAGCCGTATCAGGATGGCTATAAGCAGACCCACATCATTGGCAATCACGTGGCCGTCGTTCCGAAAGGCAGGGCGGGCTCCACGGTTGCAATAAAAGACGCCGCCGAGCAGGCGGAGAAAGGCAGGAATCACTGTATGAATAAGCTTGTGCACGGCATCCTGACCGCCTTTGGAGCGGCGGCGAAGGACGCCAAACCCGAGGAACTGGACGGGCTGATCGAAACCACCGCGAGTGCGCTGGACGCCGTCCCTACCGCGCTGGACGCCGAACCCGCCGCAAAGGTGCCGGAGGCGGAACCCGTAAAGGACACAGAACCCGCACCCACGGCCGGCCCGGCGGCGAACGCTCTGGACAGCCGCTTGGACGCCATCGAGGCGATGCTGGGCCAGCTTCTCCCCAAGAAGGAGGAGCCCCACATGAGCGACGAGGGTGACCTGGACGAGATGATTGCCAGACTGTCCGGAGGCGAGGGCGAGAAAAGGTCTCTTACCATCCCTGTGGAGGAGACCGATGGTATGACCGGCCCTGCCAAGGATGCGGCAGTGGAGCTGCTGAAGAAGGTTCGACCTGCTGTGGCCTCCATCCAGGACAGAGCTGTCCGGGCGAAGGTGACCGACGCTTTGCTGTCCGCCATCCGCAGCCAGGACAACATGACCGCCATCGCCCTGGCTGCCGCGGACAGTGCGGCCGCCGCGGCCAGGCAGTCCAAGAAAACCACATATGAACAGATGTGCGCGGAGGCTGAGAGCGCCTATGCCGCGCGCAACCCCCATAAGACCGTAAAGGAGGACAACTGATATGGCTTTGAATCCTCAGGTAATCGGCAAGGAAATGCCTCATGGCTTTGCCGGATCTTATGCCCGCCAGCCTGACATGATCGTCAACACCCGGCCCGCTGGCGAAGAGATCCCCTTTGGTGCGGCTCTGACCTATGATAAAAGCAAGGCCGTGGTGGTCTTTGGGCGTGCCACCGACAACAAGTTTATCGGCGTGGCCGGCACAGAGATCAAGAGCACAGTCACTTGGCCCACTCAGAACGGCCAGTATGCGCAGGGAGAGCCCGTGAGCGTGTTTATGCGTGGCTCTATCAACGTCAAGTGCCAGCGCTCTACCCCAAGCCTGGGCAGCGCTGTGTATGTGCGCACCGCCGTTAACGACTCCTACCCCGGCTGTGTGGTGGGCGGATTTGAGGCGGAAGCCGACAGCGGCAAGACCCAGCTGCTGGATAACTGCCAGTGGGGCGGGCCCGCCGACAGCAATGGAATCGCGGAGTTGATCATCCTGACCCGCGTGAGCGCTTAAAGGAGGGAGAGTAAATCATGAGCTTTACCAATGTTGGGACCCATAATGCGGGTGTTTTTACCGCGAAGACCCCCGGCGGCGCTCCGGCCGGCGCTGTTCCCGTGATGGACGCGGACGGCATTGCCACCGGCGGCGCTTTCCTGGTCAGTGAGCTGGAGAAGCGGGATCCTATGATCCGTAAGCCCCTGACCAGCTTTACCTATCCCCGGGATATTGTGATCCAGACGGGCGGCGGCTGGGTGGACTATGTGACTGCCATGTCCGTGGCCTATGGCATCACCGGCGGCGGCACGAACAGCCCCGTAACTACCGGCGGCTCTAACGGCATCCCCGTTGTGCAGGCCAACGTGGACAAGGGCGCGTACAAGGCCCATGTGTTTGCCGCCGCTCTGCGGGTGATGTTCCAGGATATGCAGCGGGCCAACTATATCGGCCGCAGCCTGGACAATCTGCTCCAGGACGGTGTGCGTATGGCCTATGACAAGCACATGGACGCCAACACCTATGTAGGCATGGATGAGTATGGCACCACCGGCCTGGTCAACAGCCCCAACGTGACCGAGACCACCGTGGCAGCCACCGGGACCGGCTCCGGGACCGAGTGGAGCAAAAAGACCCCGCAGCAGATCCTGGCGGACATCAACACCGCTCTGACCGCTGTTTGGGCGGCCAACGAGTACGATGAGACCGCTATCCCCAACCACATCCTGCTGCCCTATGAGCAGTATACCTACATCCTCAACACCATGGTCACCGACCTGGCCACTGAGACGATCCTGGACTTTGTGTTGAAGAACAACATCGCGGCCAAGAACGGCGGCAGCCTGTTTATCGGCGCCACCCGGTGGTGCAAGGGCGCTGGGACCGGCAGCAAGGATCGCATGGTGGTCTATGTGAACCACGAGCGGTTTGTCAAGGTGGATGAGCTGGTCCCCATGTCCCGGATCATGAGCGCCCCCAATGTGGCCAATGTGTGCTATGACACCGCCTACATGGCCAACCTCTCCGAGGTGCAGATCCTCTACCCCACCTCCATCCTGTACGCCGATGGCATCTGATGGGAGGGGCTGAGATGTTTGTACTGAGCAAACGAAACATCATCCTGCCCAGCCCGGACGGCTCTGTGTCCGTCCGGCTGGCGCGGGACGGCATGTGCGCCATTCCGGATTGGGCGGCAGAGACAGCCTACTTCAAAGCGCTGGTGGCAGATGGAAAGATCGTGCCCGCCGGGATGAGCGATTCGGAGACCCAGGCGGCGGCGGAGAAGCCTGTCCGTGTGCGCCGGGGAAAAGAAGTCACAGCGGAGTAAAGGAGGACTGCGGAAATGTACTGCTGGGACAAGCCTCAATTCTTTGGGGTAAAAGCGGCGGCAGCCAACATTGGACATAGTGCGGGCGATTACACCACGGAACAGTTCCTGGAAGACTATCCGCAGTTTTTCAATCCCGCGGGGAATTTCCTGGGATCTCTCCCTATGCTGGAGGAGATCATCCGTATGGCCAACGTCTCCATCCAGCCGGACAAGTGGCTGGAATCCTGGCGGTATGCTGTGGGTCTGTATGTGGCCCACTATGCAACGCTGAGCCTGAGAGGATACGAAGCCAGCAACGAGACGCCGGAACAGGCGGCGGCCTCCGGGGCACTGGTTGGGATGGTCAAGAGCGCCACCCTGGGCGACGCGTCCGTCACCTATGACACCGCCGCCATCACGGCGGGCACCGAGGACTGGGGCGACCTGAACTCCACCACCTACGGGCAAATTCTGGCCAACCGGGCCAAGCTGATCGGGATGGGAGGGACACTAGCGCTATGAACTGGGGCGATTGGTACACCGACCTGCTGGACATCTGGCGGGTGGTCGAGGTGAAGAATGGGAACCTGACCCGGCATGAGCGGGTGCGGGCGGCCGCCGCAGTCCCCTGCCGCATCTACCAGAGCGACAACAAGCCCATCAACATGACCCAGACGGCAGCCAGCATTCAGGAGTCGGACCACCTGGCCTGCGACATCTCTGTAGACGTGCGCCACGGGGACGAGCTGCGTATTACCCGGGGCGGAAGGCTGGGGAAGCCCGGCCCGACCATTCGTGCCTTCGCGGCGGCCCCGAACCTCTATTATGAGCCATTCGGGGCCATCATCCCCGGCCTGGCCCACCAGGAGATCCGCTTGATGCAGCAGGAGCGTGTGAAATGAGCCATACCGTGACCCTTCAGCAGCGTATCCAGCAGCTGAAAAAAGCCCAGGCCAACCTCCCGGAGATCCTGTACAAGACGGCAAAGGGAGCCACGATGCGGGCGGTGGAGGCCGCCATGGACGCCACGCCGCCCCAAAAAGGCACCGGCAGCCTGAAGGGGACCCACACCCGCACCGGGGCGCTGAAGCAGCACTGGGCCACGGACAGCATCATAGAGCCAATGGGCGGGGCGCTGTCCGGCGGGTCATCCTTTACCACCTTCCTGAAAAACAGCATGGAGCATGCCTCCTACGTGGACCAGGGGCACCGGATGGACCGGCACTTTGTGCCGGGGCTGTACATCGACAAAAACGGACAGCTCAACTATGACCCCGAACGCGATACAGGTCTGGTGGTGGGCACCAAGACCAAGTACGTCAAGGGGAAGTTCATGGTGGATAAAGCCAGAGAAGCCTATGAAAAGGCATGCCTGACCGAGCTGGACAAGGAGATCAGAAAGGCTTTCGAATGAATTTCACGGTTTCTACCATTTCAAAGAGTCTGTCGGACTACCTGGCCCCGTTCTTCCCCGGCGTGACCTTCTATGAGGATCCCAACCAACAGGACAGCAGGCCGCCCATGATGTTTTTGCAGACCCGGACCAACCGGCTGGAACTGGAGACGGGCGGATACTGGCGAAGGATCCTGGGCGTAGATCTGGTCTATCTGCTGGAGTACGGCCTGCCTAACCTTCAGCAGCTCTATCAGGCCGCCGGGGAGCAGCTGGACCTGGTGATGGAGACATTTCCATACAGTGACGGGATCACAGAGGGGACTGTCCTGCTGCGGACCTATGATCGAGAGTGGAACATTGACCTTGACGAGCTGCATTATCGGTTTGAACTGCGCGAGCGGGTGAGTATCCCGCGGGAAGCCGTGAAAATGCAGACCATGGACTACAACGAGGAGGTTACCAATTGAGCGCCAAGAAATTCAAACGCGAGGTGCTCTTAAAAGACCCTCGCTTTTCCCAGTATCAAAAGGACTTTCTCGGGGTCGTCCTGAGCAAGCCTGAATACACCATTGCCGAGGCCGTGAAAGCGGTCAAGGCATTCTTCAAAGACAAGGAGCGTGATTGATATGGCCGGAGGCACCTGGACCAACCAGAACAAGATCCGACCCGGCGTCTATATTCGGTTTACCTCCTCCCGCGGCTTAGGGCTCACGGTCAGCGACCGGGGCACCGTTGCGATCCCCAAGGCCCTGTCCTGGGGGCCGGTAGAGACGGTGCAGACTATCGAAGCCGGGGCGGATATGACCCCGTATACCGGGTATGACATTACGAATCCCAACAACCGATTCCTCAATGAGATCTTCAAGGGCACCAACCGAACGGCGGCCCCCAATAAGGTCCTTCTCTACCGCCTGGGGGCGTCCGGGCAGGAGCAGGCGACCACGACCGCAGCTCCTCTGACCGCCACGGCCAAATATCCCGGCGCCAGAGGCAACGATATCTCCATCGTCATCACCGAGCTGACCACCCCGGAGGACACTTTTACGGTCTCCACTGTGGTGGATGGGGAGATCGTGGACCAGCAGACGGCCAAGACGGTGGAGGAGCTGAATGCCAACGACTGGGTGACCTGGAGCGGCACCGGCGCCCTGGCCGCCTCGGCGGGACAGGCCCTCTCCGGCGGCGCGGACGGGACCCCAGCCTCCAGTGACTACACCGATTTCCTCGCTGCCATTGAACCCTACAAATTCGATGTTCTCATCTACGACGGCAGCGACAGCACCGTGCGGGACGCGATGGTTGCATTTGTGAAGCGGCTGAGCGAGGAGGAGGGCGCCTATACCCAGCTGGCAGCCGCCGGGCTGACCAACCCGGACAGCCGGTATGTGATCAACATAAACAGCGGAGTGGTGCTCTCCGACGGGACCGAACTCACCCCCCAGCAGGTGACCTGGTGGGCGGGCGGCGCGACCGCCGGGGCCCGGTACAACGAGGATCTGACCTACGCCGCCTATCCCGGCGCGGTGGATGTGACGGCCAAGCTGACCAACTCCGGCTATGAACAGGCCATCCAGGACGGACAGTTCGTGCTGTTTGCCGACGACGGTGCGGTAAAGGTGGAGTATGACATCAACTCCCTGGTGACGTATACCCCGGACATCACCGATGTGTACCACTACAACCGCACCATGCGCCTGGTAAACACCATTGCAAACGATATCTACCAGCAGTTCTCGGACGGCTATATCGGGGCCGTGAACAACAACGAACAGGGCCGCATGATGTTCAAGAGTGCCATTGTGGGCTACCTCCTGACGATTCAGGCCAACAACGGCATCCAGAACTTTGAGGCGGACGACGTGGAGGTACTGGCCGGCGAGGCGGTGGACGCGATCGTGGTGAACCTGGCCATTCAGCCGGTGGGAAGCGTGAACAAGATCTACGTCACCCTGGAAGTGAACTGAGGAGGTGGAACGATGTCTTACCTGCTGGCAAAAGATACGGTAAACGGCGCGGAAGGCTCCGTCGTGATCACCAGAAACGGGCGCAACTATGTGATCGCCGGGATGCGGAACATCCGGCCCACCGGCAATATCCAGTCCGAGAAGATGAGGGTCATCGGCACCCGGACCATCCAAGACAAGCCCAACGGCGTGGAGCTGACCGGGAAGGGCAATATCTACTATGGGTTCGACCTGTTCCGGGACATGGTGCTCAACTACATCAACAACGGCGTTTTGGAGGAGTTCGACCTCCAGATCACCAACAGCGACAAGGCCTCTGCCACGCTCGGGAGCCAGGTGATGGCCTACTACGGGTGCCATCTGACCGGAGAGATCCCCCTGTCCATCCTGAACAGCGAGGAGACCATGATGAACTTTGACTTCAACTTTGCCTATACCCGCGTGCAGAAGCTCCAGAGCTTCCACGAGCCGGCGGAGTTGGGCAATTAAGGAGGACTGACTGATGAGTAAACTTTCCGCATTTCTGCACCCCGCGGCCACGCATACAGAAAAGGAGGTGGTCATTTCCGACCGCTTCCTGGACGAACAGGGGCAGCCTGTCCCCTTCAAGATCCGGGCCCTGACCCAGGAGGAGAATGATCAGATCACCAAGCAGGCCACCCGGCAGATCAAGGTGAACGGACAGCCGCTGGAAAGGCTGGACAGCACCGACTACACCCGGCGGGTCATCGTGGCGGCCACGGTGGAGCCGGACTTCCGGGCAAAGGAGATGTGCGACGCCTACGGTGTGCTGGACCCCCTGCTGGTCCCCGGAAAGATGCTGTTTTCCGGGGAATACGCCAAGCTGGGGCGGGAGATCATGGCCCTGTCCGGCGCCGAGAACGGCCTGGAGGACGAGGTAAAAAACTGATCGGAGGGGCCTGGGACGAGGACCTGCTGGCCGCCTATTTCCTGCTGGTCACGTTCGGGTGGCCCCTCTCTCAGTATGAAAGCCTCCCCCTGCGGGAGCGGGAACTGACAAAGGCGATGGCCCTGAAGTACATGGAGGCCAACAAGAAGGCAATGGATGAAGCGAAACGGAGGTGAGAGCATGGCGGATATTGTGGAACGCCTCACACTGGAGGACCGGATGAGCAGCGCCATAACCCAGTGTATCCAGATGGCCCAGCGCATGGCCAATGTGCTGGACGACGTGCGCTACTCCACCATGAATGTGGAAACGGCTACCGCTGCCACTGCTCAGTCCATGCAGGACATGGCAAGCCGGATGTCCCAGACCACCACGCAGGGAAACTTCATGCTGACCACGGTGCGAAACCTGGCAGGGGCCTTCCTGGGCATGCAGTCGGTCCGGTGGCTGGTGGGCACCTCCGACCAGCTGGCCCAGATCAACGCCCGGCTTCAGATGATGACCGGGAGTGCCGAGGCGGCGGCAGAGGCCAATGAGCAAATCTACCAGGCGGCCCTGCGCTCCCGAGGGGCTTACGCCGATATGGCGGACCTGGTCTCCCAGCTGGGCATAACGGCCGGGGGTGCGTTCGGTGATACCGGGGAGCTGGTGGCCTTTGCGGAACAGATCCAAAAACAGATGGCCATTTCCGGCGCGTCGGGGGCCTCTGCGGCGGCGGCCATGACGCAGCTGACTCAGGGCCTGGCCTCCGGAGTGCTGCGGGGGGAGGAATTAAACTCCGTGCTGGAACAGACCCCCATGATCGCGAAGACCATCGCGGACTACATGGGAGTGACCACCGGGCAGATGCGGGAGCTGGCCTCGGAAGGGGCGGTGACCGCGGACGTGGTGAAAAACGCCATCCTGGGGGCGGCAGAGGAGACCGACGCAGCCTTCAAACAGATGCCCATGACCTGGGCGCAGGTGTGGACCCAGATGCAGAATATAGCCATCCGGGCTCTGGACCCGGTGCTGGGCGGAATCAACTTCCTGGCAAATCACATCGAGATCATCGGGCCGATCGTCTTAGGACTGGGTGCGGCCTTCGGGGTGTTCCTGCTGGCAGCCAACTGGACCAAAATATGCACGGCAGCGACCACTGGGCTGACTGCTGCCCAAACAGCATTGAGTGCGGTTATGGCCACCACTTGGGGGCCTCCCCTCATCGCCATTATCCTCATCATCGCGGCAGTCTATGCTCTGGTCGCGGCGGTGAATTACTTCACCGGCTCCAGCGTTTCGGCCACCGGAATCATTGCCGGGGCGTTTCTGACTCTGTTCGCTTTGATCGCGAACGGGGCCATTCTTGGCATCAACACCTTCGCCGCTTTCGGAAACTTTGTGGGCAATGTGTTCCATGACCCCGTGGCAGCGGTAAAGATCCTGTTTCTGGACATGGCCACCACCATTTTGGGGTATATCTCCAACGTAGCACACGGTATCGAGGACCTGATCAACGCCATTCCCGGAGTTGAAATCAGCATCACCAGCGGGATCGACGGTCTTTACAACCGGGTGCAGGGGGCGGCGGCCCAGGCCAAAAGCGCAGCCGGCTGGGTGGAATACTTCAAGCCCCAGGAGTATATCGACCTGGCAGTGGCATTTCAGACCGGGTACAGCGCGGGCGAAAACTTCAATCCCTTTGGCGGAGCCTCCGCCACCGGCGATCTCTCCCAGTACACCGCCGGGATCTCTCCCTATGACGAGATCGCGGGAACGCTGGGCGATATCTCCGGCAGCGTGAAGAACATCGACAAATCCGTCTCCATGTCGGATGAGGACATCAAGGCCCTGGTGGATGTGGCGGAGCGGCGGTATGTGAACAACATCAACCTGACCAGCCAGACCCCGGTGATCAACGTCAACGGGGCGAACACCGGCCGCACGGCTCAGGACCGGAGGGCGCTGGCGGACGCGATCGAGCAGATCCTTTTGGAGCAGTGGGCCAGCGGGTCTGTTAGAAGCACACAATATGCGTAACAGGAGGCGGAACACTTGAGCGTCAACAATTTTGGGCTTTTCTTCACCCGGGACGGACAGGTGGTCCGCCTCCCTGTCAATCCGGAGAAACTGCCGGTGGCCCGGGACCACGACAACGGAGAATTCAATGTGTTGGGGATCGGGCCCATCATGCAGGCGCGCATCCCAAAACTCCGGGTCGTGACGATCTCCTCCTTCTTCCCGGGGCGGGAGTTCTCCGGCGTGCCGACCTCCGGCGGATTCCGCCCCCCGGAATTTTATATCCAGTTCTTTGAATCGGCGATGAACGACAGAGCCACGATCTTGTACACACCGGTTCGATACTATGAGAATGGGGAGCCGTTCTTCACCGGGGACCCGGGCTTTCAATGTCTCGTCACCTCATTCCATACAGAGGAACGGGGAGGCGAGACCGGAGATTTTTACTACGACTTGGAGATCACAGAGTGGCGGGACTATGCCCCGCAAACTGTACAGGTCCAGCAGCAGGCGACCACAACCACACCCGCGGTGGTGACAACAGAACCATCCCGGGACATTCCGGCAGGAGAGATCACGGTTGGGGCGACCTGCGTTGCAAACGGCCCCTATTTTTACACCTCTTATGGAGACGAGCCCCACGGAAACAGCAACGGGCGGACGGTGAAGGTGTCCCGGATCGTGGACGGCTCCCGGCCGGACTGCGTCCATATCACGGATGAATCCGGGAACCCGCTTGGCTGGATCTCCAAAGACAAGCTGCAGGTGGTGAGCCGGTGAAAACACAACTGCTTCTGCAAAACAAAGCGTCTGGCCAGATCTGGGAGATCTCCAACTGCGTGCAGACCTGTTCCTGGGAGACGGAGCGGACCGGTTCCCCCGGGAAGTTCACCTTTACCCTCAACGCCAACGGCGGGATCGGATTTGTGGAGGGCGACGTGGTGCGGTTCTCAGTAGACGGGCAGCTGCAATTCTACGGCTGGGTGTTCACCAAGCAGAAAGACCGCTACGGCATCATCGATGTGACCTGCTACGACCGGCTGCGCTACTTCAAGGCAGAACAGCCGTACACCTTCTATGACCAGTCGGTCAGCGATATGATAAAGCAGATCGCCGCCGACCTGCAGGTGGATGTGGGGAATGTGGCGGACACCGGGTATAAGTTCCCCTCCTATGTCTGGGAGGATGGGACGTGCCTGGACCTGATCGGGGAGGCGGTGCAGAAGACCCTGCTCAACACCGGAGACATCTATGTGTTTTACGATGATGGGAACGGGGCAGCGCTCTCCCGGCCGGAGGACATGATCTCCAACGTGATGATCGGAGAGAAGTCCTATTTATTGGACTATACCTATAAGACGGACATTGACGAGCAGACGTACAACTCCATCAAGCTCGCCCGGCCCAACGAGGAGACCGGCCGGGCGGATGTGGTCGTGGTAGAGGACTCCGCCAACATTGGGCAGTGGGGGCTTTTGCAGCTCTACCAGAAGGTAGACGAGAATCTGAACACGGCCCAAATGCAGGCCCGCGGGCAGGCAAGCCTCCAGTATTACAACCGGCGCATGCGGACCGTGCAGGTGTCGGCCCTGGGTGTGCCGGGGCTCCGGGCCGGACAGATGGTCATGATGAAGGTCCCGGGGCTGGGGGACATCAACTTAGACCAGTACGTACTGTTGGACAAGGTCTCCCACACCTGGGAGAACGACAAGCACACCATGAACTTTACTACAGCACCCATTTAAAGGAGGGGATGGCGTGAGCTTGCTGCATACCCTGTGCCTCATCAATGAGAGCAACCAACGAGCGGGCCACCCCGCCGACCTGGCCTTCGGCACGGTGACCAAGACAGCCCCTCTGGAGATCGCCCAGAACAACCAGGCGGCGCCGTTGAGAAGTCCGGTCCTGATCCTGACAGAGGCGGTGGTGGAAAAGAAGATCCCTGTGCTCCAACACCGACACCACATCAACACATTAGGGCACAGCCACAGCTGCCCGGATGGTGGGACCAGCACCAATCTGACGGACAGCTATCCCACGCTGTATTCCCTGGCCTCTGAGGGGGCGGACGGGGACCAGAGCCAAAACGTGGTGTGCTATGAGCATGGGAACCCCCTCCCCATCCGGGACGGGTACATCGTGCTCAACCGGGCCCTGGAGGTGGGAGACAACGTGATCATGCTGAGAGTGCAGAACGGACAGAGGTTCATTGTCCTGTCCCGTGTGTTTGAATAGGAGGCAATATGGCAGTATTACCAACCGGGAACCTCCCGGAGGTGACCTTTCAGCAGCAGCCGGGGCGCACCTGGTACATCGACAAAGCCTCCAACCGGATCCGGGGGGAGTGCAGCGACTGGCTGTCCGTCCGGCAGGCGGTGGAGATCATCCTGAACGTGGAGCGGTTCCGGTGGCAGATCTACCGGCCCTACTCCGGCATGCAGTGGGACGGGCTCATCGGCCAGGACCCGGGGTATGTGGCCTCTGAGCTCCAGCGGCGCATCACGGAGGCCCTGACCATGGACGACCGGGTGCGGGGCATTTCCAATTTCTCTTACACCGTGGAGGGAGACAAACTGAGCGCCTCCCTTACGGTGAACACGGTGTTTGGAGAGATGGAAACCGGCGTGGAGGTGAACCTGAATTGATCGACTTCAACCAACAGAATTATCCGAACATTTTAAAGGCCATGCTGGACCGGGTCCCGGGCACCTACGACAAGCGGGACACCAGCCCTATCCCCACGGCCCTGGGTCCGGCGGCCTGGGCGCTGGAGGGATTTTACCTGAGCCTGAATCAGGTCCAGCGGCAGGCGTTCGTACAGACCGCCTCCGGAGAGTCGCTGGACTATCTGGCGGTCATTGCCGGGCTGACCCGGTACCCGGCCTCGGAGGCCGTCCGGCTGGGTATCTTCAACTCCGATATTGGACTCGGGGCCCGATTTTCTACCGTCAACGGGGAGAACAGCATCAACTTCATCTCCGCCGCTGCAGCCGCGGTATCCGAACCGGTGGAAGGGGTCTTCTACTACCAGATGAAGGCGGAGACGGCGGGGGCCATCGGAAATGAGTACGCCGGGCCCATCCTCCCTATCTCCACCATCCCGGGGCTCACCTCCGCCCAAATCACGGACATTCTCGTCCCTGGAGACGATACGGAGACGGATGGGGAGTTCCGGGAGCGGATCATTGAAGCCCTGAATGAGCGGCCCTTCGGCGGGAACATCGCCAGCTACCGGCAGTATGTGCTGGGGCTGGACGGAGTCGGGGCCGTGCAGGTGTACCCCACCTGGAACGGCGGGGGGACCGTGAAGCTGTCTGTACTGGGGGCCGACTGGCTCCTGGCCTCCTCGGAGCTGGTGGAGAACGTCCAGAATGCCGTGGACCCCCCTCCCAATCAGGGGCTTGGGCTTGGCATGGCTCCCATCGGGGCGCAGGTGACGGCCGTCGCCCCCACGGAACTGACCGTCAATGTGTCCGCCGCGCTGACCCTGCAATCGGGCTATCAGATCGGGCAGGTGCAGCAGCCCATTGAAGAAGCGATCGAGGCCTATCTGCTGACCGTCCGGAAGGAGTGGGACACCAACACCAGCACCACCGGCGTGGCCTACGCGGCGGATGTGTACCTGGCCCGCATCACTGCTGCCATCGTGGGTGTGGCCGGAGTGGTCAACGCCACCAATGTACAGCTCAACGGCGGGACGGCAGACCTGGTGCTGACGGAGAACGGGACCACCCAGCAGGTGCCGGTGATCGGCACGGTAACACTGACGGAGGGGAGCGCATGAATCCCATTGAATTAGACACACAGCTCTGTCGGCAGCTCCCGCCCTGGTACCGGGAGATCCTGGACTATCAGCAGATCTGTCAGACGGAGACGGCACAGTTTGAAGCCCTGGCCCAGGAGATCACCGGCGTGGCGGAGAACTTTTTCTTTCAGACAATGGGGCTGTCTGGCGTGGAGATGTGGGAGCAGATTTTCGGAATCATCCCAAACCCACAGACAGAGGACCTGGAGTTCCGGCGGTACCGGGTGCTGAACCGGATCACCACAAAACCGCCGTACACGCTGGGCTTTTTGTACCGGAAGCTGGACGAAATCATCGGCCCCGGCCTCTGGAAGGTCACGGTGGATCATCCCAACTACACCCTCTATATCGAAAGCTCCGCCCAAAATCAGAACTACGCCACAGAGGTGGCCTTTACCATCAATCGGATCAAGCCGGCGCACATTGTCTATGTGAACACGCCGTTAATCCAGACGGGGATCCTCCTGAGTGAGCAGATCGAGCGGCTGAACCGGGTATACAACTATAAGCTGGGTCTGTGGGCGCTGGGCCGACTGCCCTTTGCCGCGGACCAGGATAACGAGGTGATCAAGTTGCCGGAAACTCCATCCATCCAAAATGCCCTCCTGACAGGCGTTGCAAACTTTGTCAGCGGTGACGTGGCCTCGGCCAGAATCAACGAGGCCATCAGTATTACAAACCTGAGCAAGAGCGTGGAGAACAACGTCTTGACTGTGACATACACCGTATCCAGTAGCCAGGCTGCGGAGATCACATCCGTGGAGCTGCTGGATACAGAGGGAAACGCGCTGACCAGTTCCGTGGTCTACGTTCCGGTGGGCGACACCATTGTGATGAAACACACGATCCCGATTGCGGAAGGAGTGGTACAGAGTGGCGGATAATCCAATCACAGTCAGCCTCCCAGCGGACCTGCCAGTGGACTGGGCGGAAAATCAGGTTGTGGCCCCGGAAGGGGTAGATGTGGGGCTGAGTGACCAGCACGGCTACAACTATCTGATGCAGCAGGTCAATGCCGCCCAGCAGGCAGCATCCCAAATCGGGCAAGCGTTTCCTGGACTGGCCACCCTGGACGAAAACGGAAAGCTGGTCCAGGACATCGACTGCGGCGTGTGGGACACGGACCCGGTGGAGGAGCA